CATTTGTTGGTTTTTGCAAAAGTCGCTAAACTCTTTTTCAACCCATTCCAAGTCGCTTGCATCAGCCATTTTATAAGCTTCACGAAGTGAGTCAGTGAGAGAAATTCGTAGTACCTCATTTTCAATTTTTTTAATTTCAATTGATAATGTTTCAATAGTAGGGTAAGTGTGATATTGGCTGAAGTATTTAGAAATGTATTCTACAGCCCATTTATGTGCACTAGATTCAAAATATTCTGGGTCTAGAGAATCTGCTATATTAAGAAGGAACTCACGTTGTGTTAGTAAGGCACCTAATACCTTTACTTGAAACGCGTTTCCGTACTGATTTAATTTACTTAGTGTTGTCATAATTTTTCTAATTCTTTACGTACATCCAACCAATAATTTAATTCCTTATTAGGTGTTTCATATTCATGCCAATCAATAGCATCTATTATCTCATTTACTAATATTAAAGCGCACTGTATTGTGTGGCGCTTTGCGTTATACACTTTACCACCGTCACTACCATCGTATTCGTTATAGACGTGTGGTATTAATTTCTCTAATAATTGTATTGCTTTTTCTTCTGGTGACATTACTTAAAAGTACTTAAAGGACCAAATACTTGGTTAAGCCAGTTTGGTGTGTTAGGAATTGATTCACCTAATCTATCAGCTACATACATAGTCATAAAAGCATGAGCATTTAATTCATAAGGCGAATTAAAACTATGTTGTATGATTTCTATGTTCTCAGGTGATATAGGCATTGTTTGTAAATTCATCAGTTTACTATTAATTTCTAATTGATGTTTTCGTTCAACTATCCTACCATACAAATCATGTTCGTCTATTTTACTAGCTGCTTTCTCCAACATTTCATTTAATGTTGTTGGTGTATCGCTAGCTAACTCAGGAAACATCTTAATTACCTTTTTGGGTCCTAAACCATCAACACCAGGTAAATTATCTGAATTGTCTCCCATTAGTATTTTATAGTTAACAAAATTGTAGCTACTGACATTAAATTCCTCTAGTACATCCTTTGGTTTGTATATTTTCTTTTTAGTTGGAGAATATACTTGAACCTTATTACTTACTAATTGAAGGAAATCTTTGTCAGCTGATAGTATTGTTACTTCTTTAGTAGCATTAAATTTTTCAAATTTACCTACTAAATAACCAATTGTATCATCTGCTTCAATTCCATCTACTACAATCATTGTAACTGGTAGGCATTGAAGATACTGAATCAATCTTGCCATCTGATTATTGATAGACTCGTTCTCTTCATCTTTAGAGCTAAAGATGGAGTAATTAGTCATTCGAGTTTTATTCCTGTTTGCTTTATATTCAGGATATAAATTTCGTTTGGCATTAGACCCTCCAGCTCCATCAAACACAATAATTACTTTAGTTGGTTCTAGCATTTTAATAGCATAACCAACTGATTTCAAAAACCCAGTGAGCCCACCAATGTGGGCTCCGTCTGGATTAATGTGATTGATCATTGTAAATGATCTTAGAAACGTATTTAGACCATCAATAATCAGAATAGAGTCAGAGACTCCACGCTGATCATTGTTGATCTTGGACATCATGTCCGCGTATTTATTCTTCATTTCCTTCGTTATCGATTTCGATTGTTGGTGATATTTTACTGCTTTCTTCCCATTCGCTATTATCTTCAACCTGTACTAGGTCAGATACATCGATGGCTTCATTGAACCACTCGTGGGCATAAGTTTTCTTATATTCTTTAATTGCCTCTGGTGTGTCTGGAATAAAGCCGTGGGGAGTAACAAGTACTGTTGATGCAGTAGCAATACCATAATCAGCATGAATCTTATCGATAGCGATTTTGGTGCGTTTAGCAAATTCAACCTTTTTACCCTTATGCTGTACGCTAATTTTTGAAGTACCACTATTAGTAACGTTACCAAATGTAGCTACGATTGTAGCATCCCAATACATTGAGTTACCACCTTTATTAGTCATACGAGGTTGACTCATAGGAGTTAATGCTGGTTGTACACCTGTTTTGTTAATTACAAATAATGTATTGGTGTGTGGATAACTTTCCTTACGTGATAATGGAAACTGTTGGTTAATAAAATTACCAAATTGGGTTGCCATAGCGCCTGCGTTCCACATAGGGTTATTATTACCTTGTTTAACGCTCATTTCGCATGGAATAGAACCTACTGAGTCCCATAAGAACAATAAGTCATGAGGTAATTTACCATCTTTCTGTTCGCTTAAAATATCAGCAATGAAATGAGATACATCTTCGATAGTGTTTAGAGAGGATCTATCTACATAGAGGAAGAATCCTTTATAATCTACCACTTCTCCGGTTGCATCATCAGGAACTGCTTCACACTGGAATCCCATTTTCTGAGCGTGTGAGAAGTCCCATTTCATTTCAGTAATGATAAATACAGGTAATATACCTTGCTTTTGAGCTTCAACTGCCGCTTCAATCAGCATGGTAGTTTTACCTGTATCCGAGCCTCCTCGAGCCACGAATACGTGACCCAGAGGAATACCAGGAATTGAAAGCGCATCACGTAGTGCTGGTGAAAATGTCAGCCAGCGCTGTTTTTTAAATTTGGAGGATTGATCTAAGAATTTGGATTTTTTAAACTTATCCAAATCGAAACCACCTTTTAAAGAGGCAGATACAACCTCACTAAGTGAGCTTTTTGCTTTCGCCATAAATCAGTTTTAATTAATTAAATAAATCGTCGAATTTGTCTGCGTTAGATGTCTTAGTTGCTGTAGTGTCAAGTTTGTAGGTTTGTTCTACTGGCTTGTTCATTTCAGTAAGAAATTCATCTTCTTCCTCTTCGTCTTTAGATGCGATTGGTTCTTCAGTGTCTTCTTCTGGGTTCAACCATTTATCCAACAATTCTTTCAATTCATCAAACGAATAGTGTTTGTTGATGGTAAGAATGTCTGGTTGTTCTTCCAAAGCTTTAGTTACCACATCACCTTCTTCAGAGATAGGGGAAGTTTTTGGTTTTACGCGGATGTTGCATTTGATACCTTTACGGCCAGCAACAACATCTTCTACTGCTTCGATTGTAAAATCACGACCATCAGTAATGTCTGTAAAATCACCATAATCTTCATCTGCAGCGATACCAAGCAATTGCTCGTAAATCAATTTACCAAATTCCCACAAACGGGCACCTTTATCTTCTTCACCACGTACAAGTACAGGAACGAAGTAACGGAGTTTTGGTTCAATTTTTTTAGCTAATTGCCAATCTTCTTTGTCAGATGATTTGCGGAGATTTTTTGCAAACTCAACGATAGGATCTTTCTCGTTCCAGTTGGTCAAGGCCAGAATTGGTCCTTTAGAGAAACCATAGTGAAAGTAAACTTCACGGAACGGATTTGATTTGTCGAATTTTGAGGGGAGAATACGAACCTGGTATTTACCGGGTTTTGGTTTGAAAAAGATTTTGCTGTAATCTACTTTTTCACGTTTTTGTCCTTTGTTTTGAGAAGCGGACAACTTCTGCTTGATGAGACTTAAGTCCATGATATATGTTTTTAAATGAGGTGTTCTATGAACACAATAATTATGAATCTATGATTCTTTTTTATGCTTTCAAAACTTACCTTAAGAAATAACTAAAGTTAAATCTCCAGTTCCTTTTAGGTAATATGTTGTACCAACAACACTAATAGCAGGAGTAAAGGTCAAAGCTGAACTACCAGGAGGGACCACAACTGATGCTATATATGGTGATAATATGAACCCAGGTTGCATAGAGGCAGACACAACCCAAGATCCTGATGTATTTAATGGTGTTGATCCACTAACATAGAACCCACTAGGATTAGGTATGGTTTCAAGAGTAAAATAGTTAGTTGTAGGACTAGCATTGGTAAATGCGAATGTTTTTAATCCTGATAGATTTTCACCTATTGAACCAGTTCCAGAAAGCTGAGATGGTGTGTATGTAGCCATTATTTGTTAAAATCTATAATTTTATGAATAGATGTATCTAAACGGCGTAAATCAGGGCCATTGGTCAACAATATGCTGTTTTTATAATCCTGCCAATTGATAATAAAATGTTTATCTAATACACCACCATTCAATGACATAATTAATGTATTGAGTGCATTGATAGTGTACAATGTATTACTTTCCTTTTTGCGGTGTAACAATATTGTATTGGACATTGGAGATGAAGCCATATTTCCAGTATCAATATTGTAAGTACACATCAATTCATCGCTTTGAGGTGATTCAAGGACGAATATTTTATTAAATAATACTGCATATCTACGATTGATCGTTGCTACAGTCTCATCTAAATCTGCTGGGGAAGTAAAGGTGCAGAATAACTTGTTCAAGTCTAAAAAATCATTTAGTTGTGCCGTCATAAATATTTAGATTTTTGTTAAGCCGTGGTATGTATTACCTTGCTTAATGTTTACAGGATAATGGATGATATCTTGTATTTCGGTTAATAATTCGTTGCCATCTTCTTTAGCATAATCAAATAGAAATGCATCATAAGTGTACAACACTAATTTGGTTTGTTTATTTTTTAATATGTTCTGTATTGCATGGATTAACATAACGTTTGTTGATGTTTCACAGCTTTGGATGACGTAATTTAGCAACTTAGCTGGCGTCATATCTGGTAGTTCAGAGCGGTTAAAGCAACGATTTTGTGTTTTAACATACCCTTGGTGTTGAAATTCATCCCACAGTTCATCAACGTATTTTGCTACATCTTTGAAGAATGGTTGATATTTATATTCCTCCCAAACACCACCATATAGCTGTTTGAATGTTAATTCTTTAGCCTCTTGTTGGCTTACACCTAACAATTCACCTAAATATTCGTATGAATTTCTATCGCTTGGGAAGTTGAAATCAATCATTTCACCAATTAATCGTGGGTGATATCCCTGAATGTCAAATTCGACAAATTTGGTGTTTTGTGGTCTGTAGCACATTCGCTCACCATTATTTTTATTTAATGCTGCGAAATTAATACTATTGTAAGTGTTGGATGGACGACCAGTAGTAGTGTATAAGTTATATTGGCTATATATTTTACCTTTAACCAAATTAAATTCAGGATATCTTAAATCATTGCCATAGCAATCGATAAAACATTGCTTATCTACTTTAATACCTTGCGATTCAATCTCATGAAACACGCGCGTAAGTGGGCCGTTATTAAACGCATAAGCAATGTTATTTGCTCGGTATTTTTGGATTATAGGTAATACTACATCAAATACATTCTCGCATTCCTCGTAGTGTTTGCTAATAGGAATTAGTCGATTTACAGTTGGGTAGTTGGTGTGTTTGCTATAGTAAAATGTAATAGCTGGTATATTCAGTGCTTCTGTTAGGTTGGGTTGTTCGATAAAATTAACATCATATAATTTATCAGCATTAGGAAACCAACACATTGCTTCCTTCTTATCTAACACCCACAATTTGTTTGTGTTGATGTTAAGCCAATCAATAACTGATTGTTTATCTAATGAAAATGATTCATTGTGATCTAAGCACAAAATATAACCTTTATGTTCAGATAATGATCTGATGTATATTAAGCTAAGTGGACTAAGTTTAGGATGGAAATTGTCGTTGTGTGGGATGAACTTAACGAAACAATCTTCAAACGGGCTTAGTTTAGATAATTGATCTTGTCTTTCTACTATGTAAAACATTTTTCATAACCTTTATCCTTAAATATAAGTAAGAGAATTTAGCCTAAGAAATTTTCTAAACCAGGAATTTGTTGTTGAGCTTGTATTTGAGTTTGGGTTTGGTGGTTATAGTAGCCTATAAATGTTGTTTGATATAATGGATTACTCTGAAGAGATCTAAAGGTACTTTCGTCGATTTGTTTTATAGAAGGTTCATTTATTTTTTTAACAAAAAATATAGTTGGAGTTTTTCCTGAGGGGGAGGTTGGTTCAAATAGTTTAAATTCAGCACTTGGGTTATAAGGAATAGAAGTTATTTTAGGAATAATAGGAAGATTTGTTTTAGAAATTAAACTATATAAAGCAGTAGCAGGATTAAGTCGCATTTTATTTACCTTATCAGAATTACTTTTAATTAATTCAGAAGCACTAACATTATAGTTTTGCCCAGCATATGTTTTATTATTTAATTCATAGTAATATCCTTGATACTCTTTATAAGTGATGATATCTAAATATTCATTACCAGAAGTATATTTAACTGTAAGTTGGTTTTGTGGTATTTTTCCTAAACCCATTCGTGTATTATTTTAAGTTTTGTTAGTTTATTAGTATAAATAAATCGTGTGATAAAATTAATATCTGCTATATCTTGAGCACTTTTTGGTACTTTATTAAGAGTACCATCTTTATTTTTGGATTTTCCAAATATAATACACCCTGCAGAAGAATTTTCATTTCTTCCTCCGTGGATACGTACTCCTTCAAAGTTTACACCTTTTGGATCTTTTATGCTAACAGCATTTGATGTTGTACCTACTCTTGGGAAAGGGCCTGGGTTTTTAAAGTCTACTCTTGAATCTTCAGGGATTGGAGTTCTATATACTTTTAAAGCATCATTACCTGTATTGGGATCAAGAGTCATATTATACGTTCCATCAGGAAGAATAAAAGGTATAGCTGTTTTTGATTGAATCTTAACATCTCTTATTGGATCTTCTACTGTAAATCCTAATACTTGTCCGTTATACCACATTGTTCCTACTGTTCTTGTAGTATTAGCTGCTTCTCTTACCATAACTAAAGTATTACCACCTGCTCTAACAGCAGCTTGGGTAGCTGGTTTTAGTTTTTCTAGAGGAATATAATCTCCACTTATAGTTCCTCCTGTTGTTGGTCCATCTTGAGCCGTTCCTGTTATTATACCACTTGTTGATATATTAAGTCCAGTGGCTGATGGTGGTGGGAATGGAGGAGTTCCAACTCCAGCTGTAATAATAAGTTCTGCTGCTTTTTTGATTATTCCTACAATATCTAATTCATAAAATTTTCCTAAAGTTGGTCTATCTAATATAACATTCAATGCTCCTAAGTTTGTAGTCCATATGTTATTAGATATAGTATGATTTATAGTTGTAACTGCTTGAGCTAATTCAGTACCTATTCCATTTTCTCCTTTATACCCTTTAGGTAAAGCATCTTTATTTATTTTAAATAAAGACCCTACTACTAATCCTCCAATACCATCCATCTCAAAACTAAATTTAAATGGAAGAATATTTCTGTTTTTACCAGGAGATTCAACTAGGTTTTGAAAATATACTATTAAGTCTCGTAAAGCATTTTTAGCTTTAGATGATGCTTCTCCAATATTAACAGTGTTTGCTGTTCCTTCTGTTGGTTTTTTACTTAGAAGCCCAAATAATACTACTATACCTGCTAAACTAGCAGCCATGGTGGGTGATTTTGTACCTTCATTATAGTTAAGAGAATTTCTTTTTGGGTCACCTTTTTGTTTAAGAATTCTATCTGTTACTTTTTTATTAAAATCAATCATTGTGTTAGTCTGCATCCCCATCTGACCTCCTTTTCCAGACTGGGCACCAATAGCAACAATACTAGATTGTGCTGGGAATGTTTGGGATTGGAGTGAATATGATTTTACTATTGAGTTTGCATTTTGTAACTGTAATTCAAATAAGCTATCTGGTTTATTGGGGGCAGTGTAATTAATATCAATTACTCGAGCTATATTATCAACAGGATCAACATGTACTTCAAAATTATTTACATTACCCAAAGATGATTGTATGCCTGACATTATGTTTTTAACATAGTTATACAGGTTAATTTCATTTTTTTCTTTGTTATCACTTGATTCAAGACTTTGGTTAAGAGATTGTCTATAGAGAAAGTCTAGACTAACATATATGTTTCCTATAATGCCTAATTCTTTTTTAGGATTACTTTCATAAAAGTAAGGTTGATCTAATGTTTTTAATATATCAAGAGCAGCTACAGCATCTGAGGCATTGAGAACAAAAGCGGTTGTAGTAGCAGCGGCGGCTGTAGTAGATATTGTTATGCTTCCTAATTTATAATCTTTAAGATTACTTGTTTTATTAGTTATGCTTACAAGACCAGAATTTCTAAAATTAATTCCAGGGTCTTTTCCTGCTAAAGCTGTGGTGAAATTAGTAGCAGGAATACTATTAGAATTAGGAGTAAGATTAACTTCCATATTCACACCAATAGTTTTCAAATACTGTTGTATCAAATACAAATAATATGCACTTACTACTTGGCTAGAATCAACATTACCATTTTCTACTATTGTTGTTGCTCCTTGTTCTATAAACTGCTCAGATAACAATCCAACTAACCCATCATTGTACAACCAATTATCTTTGTCATTTCCTGTAAATGCAGTATTAACTATACTAAATGTTGAAGGATCTGTAATTTTTTTAATGGAGGTGAGGAAATCTTTTTCTTTTACTCCTCTACCTTCAGATGCTGCTTTTAATTCTTTAATAATATTATCAGCAGTAGTATTAGCAGTAGCCGCAGTAGCAGTAGTAGATTCTTTAATTGTTGGGGCTACTTGTTCGTACCATAAAGGACTTTTAATAAGGCATATAGTTGGATCAACAGACACTTGAAGGGGATGAGCAACACACAATAAATTATCTGCTTTTTTGCCACTATAGGTTGGTGTTTTAGTAGATAGTTTTATTAATGGTTTTTTATCTGTACTAGATCGTGCTATAATATATTCATTCATTATATCAAAGGCAGCCTCTAAAGTAATATATACTTTTAAATCAGATCCTGGTTGTATAAATTGATTAAAATCTCCATAATTAGTAAGGCCCGGTATAGAAGATATATTATTTTTCTTTAATAGATATTTACCTCCTAAAGAAGTAAGAGTTTTAGATTCTGGGTCTTTAAGTTTGAAGTTTAATTCTGCCCAAATTCCAGCTAATGTATTTTTTTGATAGTAATCAGCAAATTTTAAAGAGGGAGTAGTGCCTTGTTTATCAAATAATTCATTTAAAAATCCATCACCTAATACAGATGAACTATCATACATTTTATATTCATCTAAATCTGCTCGAACATAATTTACTTTAAGTGATTCTATTATTTCACCAGTTGATATAATTGTTGTTTGGCAATCATATCCCCCATCTTCACGAGCAGACCATTGATAGTTTTTTATGTAACCATATATAGCATCATAATTACCCCCAGAATCTATACATTTTTTATATAAAGTGTTAAGAATATTTTCTCTATCAAAATCTTCTGGTTTTTTAGGATTTAATAATGTATTGCTATAAAAATCAGTAAAGACAGGATTATAAGTTCCTTTTTGATCTATATAAGGAACCCACCCCCATTCTATTAATGCTGTATAACCAGAGCGCATGTATAATTGTTCTAGTTCTTCTAATTGGGTTACATCCCAACACTGAAAATTAACAGTGGCTTCTCTTAATGAACCATAATTTGATTTGGAATTAATATTTACAGAAGTTATACCAGGCATAGGACGAATTCCTAATCGATGAGGAGTACCTCCTGGAGATTTGGTGCTGTATAATTCATTTCCTGTACCTATTCCTGATTTAAGTGTGCCGTTAGAATTTAATGTGCCTCCTTGTAAAACATAATTTTTAGCTAAATCTGATGATCCACCAACATTAACAGCAGACGTCATTCTTATCCATGCGTTACTAGAATTGAAATGTTGAATATTTTGAGGAGTGCGGTTAGTCATTGCCTTTTGACGCTCCTCTAATGACTTTTTAATATTGGGGTGAAATGTATCTCTAAATATTGACATAATATGTGGATCTAAATATTAATTATACAAGAAGGATATTAGTCCTTCTATTTGTTTAGAAGCATCTTCAGGTGTTTGTGGATTGCCATTATAATCTCCAATATATGTTGTTTGATACAATGGATTATTTTTAAGTTGTAGATATGTTTGTTCATCAATTTCTTTTATTCCTACAGAAGGATCATTAATCTTTTTACAAAAAAATACAATTTGATCATATCTTTCAAATGAAAAGTCAGCATCAGAAGGAGTTGAAAGAAAACTAATAGATTGTGGTATTTGTAAAAGTCCATTAGATATTAATGAATATAATGAAGTTGCAGGAGTTCTCAAAAACACATTTTGAGGAGTTGATGTAGGTTTAATAATTTCTTGAGCATCTACAGAATATTCTTTCCCAGCAAATTTTTTCCCAGCTAATTCATAATAATATCCTACATAAGGAGCATTTGTGTTAGCATATACATATTCTCCTTGAGAAGCATATTTACCTGTTACAATAGCAGTTTTTGGTATCATTTTAATATATTTTTATATTATGCAAATCCTGATTTTTGTTTAAATTCGTTAAATGTTTCTATCATAATAGGGACAGCTTGCTGTACAAGAGAATCTACAGTATCATATTTTATAAAAGCAACACCATCTCTTGTAGTGTTTGTTTTAGTCAAATTTTTAATGATTTTTGCAAAATTATCAAATCCTTTATTCATCTGGAACATTGTTTGGTATGTGCCTGATGATGATGTAGATGTATCTAATCCATTTTCAATCATACCAAAATTAGCTAATGTTGTTGCTGATACTCCTTCATTTGGTCTTTGATGTTTTTGAAAAGCTGCTTTAATTTCAGAGTAAGGAACTCCAGATTTGTTTGTGCCAGTACTGTTAATAAGACTGGCGGCATTTGTTGTTTTCTTTTTATATAATTGTCTCTGTACATCTACAAATGCTTCTGCTAATTCATTTTGATTGGTGTTATATAAATTTATTACATTACCAGCATCGTATCCTTTAGCAGATTTATATCCTCCTTTAGGGTTACCAGTTTTTGTACCACTAGCTCCTGGCCAGTTTTGGTATATATTCTTTGCACTAATACTGTATTTTGTGTATTTTCCGTTTCTTTTCCATAAACTGTAATGTTGAGCAGCACCACTTTGTCCTTGCTGCCATGCTAAATAAAAGAATAAATCAAAATCAGTAGAATCCCCTGG